ATCTTCTTCTGGGTGAGACGGATACTCCTCCGCGTCCGACGCCCGTAGGCGTTGGACACGGCGAGCCGGAAAGCACCGTCGGCGCTACCAAACGCGCCTTCGTTGTTCCCGGACGCAATTCGCGGCATAGACTGCGCGACTGCGTTAACCGTCACGGACTGGGGGTCGGCGTAAGCCAAGGCAGAACTCCTTGCAACTGAGGTTGTAACGAGCACACTGTTGTGGCTCGCCCTGCGAAATCTCAGATCATGAGATACGCAGTTTCCCAGGTGTCTTGGTTAAACCAAGCGCACCTAGGATGGCCCACTGTCGAGGGTTGAAATTGTCGACATTCAGGCCGAACCCATAGGGGGTTGCCCTAGTCCTCGTTTTCTGATGAACAGAATACGAGGCCATGGGGATCCCACAGTGATTGCCCTTACGGTCAATCACGGGTGAGATTGCGGAATAGATACGTTCAGCATGGGTTTCATGCATCATGTATCCATACCGCAGTACCAGCGAGTCGTTGTGGAGCAATTCGATATTGTGGAGAAATCCACCAACATCGAGCTCCCAGTCGACAAGCCAGGACCAGGGTGTTAGTTCCCAGAGAGTGTCCACGCCAAAGCGTGAACCGAGCAGATTATTTGCCATCTGCTCGTACCTTTCAAGCTTACTGAGGAAATCAGTTGCCTCAGCAAGATGATAGGTAAACGCACCTGAGAACCACGCCTTTGTGTTCGACGTGTCAATCACCCTGTATAGGGACGTGTCGCTTGTAGCATAGTCAGACCAAGGCTCTGTTCCTCCCAATGTAGTCATACCATTGGGGATCGCAAGGCCTTCGCTGAATATGCTGACGTCATGTCCCTCTGAAACAGTGCATCTCCTCCGCAAATGCCGTGAGGCACCTGCGTCGCGCTTGAACTGGTCCAACACCTTGCGAAAGGTGAGAACTTGTCGAGCGAGCTTCTGGATGTCCGATTTAAACGGTTTGATCCCGAATTGTACGTTAAGATGTTCTCCGCCTATAGCTTTCGCGGAGACACCTTCACGATACGATGCGAGACCAACAACTGCGGGTAATTTCTCCCGCAGTTCACCCAGAAACTGAGCAAGCCCTGCTTCAGGTGCAGTCGGTGCTGTCATCTCGATTGCCCTACTTCCATCCCGCGATATCTGATTCGATGTCGGGGCTGTGAAGTCGGGGTACGGAGACAACATCACACGCTCTATCTTGGGCCACACAGGCCCAACATAGATACGCCAACCAGAGGGATTACTCATCTCAATCCGAGTGGATTGAAGAGAGTTCTTCCTCTTGAAACTGCGAAAC